TGGCCCCAGTTGCGGTACCTAAGAAAACAAACAGATTTGCAAGTGATGATTGGATGACTAGAAAATGACAATAAAAATTAATAGCGATGATGATGCAGTTAGTCTTAGGTTTGAGATTGCAGCAATATTGCGTGAAGAGATGGGATTGCACGAACAGTATGCGACGACTCTTGCAGAGCCGATTGTCAACGGTCTGAAGAAAAGATTTAGTGGGCAGGAAATCTACATAGCTAAAAATGAAAAGACAGATATTTTAGAGCGAAATTCAAACATTAGGCGTGAGTTTAATGGTCGCAATCTTGCAGAGGTAATGAAAAAATATGATCTAAGTAAACCTGCTATATACAAAATATGTAGAAATAAATAAAAATAATCAGTCTACTTTTCCCCTAAAAAGTAGACTGGCAATCCACTACTCTGAGCAGTATGACAACTGCTTCAGACATGCTCGACAAATACCTGGCTGCAGAGCAAGCCATTTTAGACGGTAAAAGTGTTAGCTTTAAAGGTAGAACTTTAAGCTACGAAAACCTGCAAGAAATTCGCGATGGGCGTAAGGAGTGGGAGGCTCGTGTAGCAGCTGAGCAAACCCCATCATCAGTAAAGTCCAAGCAAATTGGTGGTTTGTCTGTTGCTGTCGCGAGGTTTGACCAATGAAGAATCCTATTGATTCTGTCGTTGAGTTTTTCTCACCTATTCGTGCTGTTAAGCGAACTGCAGCACGTAATGCCTTAGCGCATTATGAAGCAGCTAAGCCAAGTCGCGCACGTAAATTTAACCGTGATAAATCATCCCCTAATCAATTAGTAAGCCAAGGTGCTGTTGCTTTGCGAACACAGGCGCGTCATCTTGAGCGGAATCATGATATTGCACGCGGAATTATTCGCTCATTTGTCAATAATGTAGTGGGTGCAAATGGTGTTGGTATTGAACCTCAGCCTAGAAATAAAGACGGCAGTATCAATACTGAATACGCTGATGCATTACGCAAAGAGTGGGTGAATTTTTGCAAGACTCCAGAGGTTACACACACCTACAACTGGAGCCAATCTCAGCGCGTGATGTGTCGTACTTGGTTGCGCGACGGTGAAGGTTTTGCACAAATGCTCACGGGCATTATCCCAACTTTAGATCACGGCACCAGAGTGCCATTTTCTATTGAGATGTTTGAAGCGGACTTAATCCCAATGGATTACGACGATGGAGAAAAAATCCGTCAGGGTATCGAGCGTAACGAATGGGGTCGTCGCACCAATTATTACATTTATAAAACCCACCCTGGTGATGCATCTGGTTATATAACACGCACGGCAATGAAGCGTGTGCCGGCTAATCGCGTATTGCAGGTTGCTTCATTGGAGCGCATGGGCCAGCTTCGTGGTGTGTCTGAATTTGCAAGCGTTATTACCCGACTTGAGGATGTTAAAGATTACGAAGAGAGCGAACGTGTAGCGGCAAAAGTAGCAGCATCGCTTACTGCGTACGTAAAACGTGGCAGCCCTGATTTGTATACTGGTGCAACTGCCGATGCAGAGGGTAATACTGTGCCTCGTGACATATCGCTTGCGCCTGGGACCATCATTGACAATTTAGCTATTGGTGAAGAAATCGGCTTAATTGATAGTAAGCGTCCAAATCCTAATGCGCTCACTTGGCGACAAGGCCAGCTAAGAGCCGTGGCTTCTGGTGTTGGTGCTAGTTATAGCACTATTGCGCGTGCCTACGATGGTACTTATTCAAGCCAGCGCCAAGAGCTGGTAGAGCAGTGGATTAATTACGCGATTCTTACTGATGAGTTTGTGGGTATGTTTGTGCAGCCAGTGTGGGAGCAATTTGTATTGGCTGCACATTTATCTGGTGTTGTGCCTATTCCTAAAGGCATGAGTATTGATGAGGCTAACGATTGTTTGTTTGTTGGTCAGAACATGCCTTGGATTGATCCATTAAAAGAGGCAGCTGCTTGGAATAGTTTGGTGCGTGACGGATTTGCGAGTGAGGTTGAGGTGATTCGTAAGCGTGGCCAGAACCCGCGTGATGTGCTTGAGCAAATTGCTGAGTTCCGTAAAAAGGCTAAAGAGAAAGAGCTTGTGTTTAGTTCTGATGCAAAAACAACGTCAGGCAATGGTGCTGCTCAGGACATGCTCAAGTTTCAAGGTGTAAATAATACAAATCCTGCAACAGATTAATTAGTCTACTTTTCCCCTAAAAAGTAGACTGGATTGTTGGCAAACTAAAAACTTCTGAAAAGGACATTAACAATGCCTCAAAAAAACTTTTACAAAATCAAAGCAGCCGTCAATGGGGCTACAGAAATTTTAATCTATAACCCAATTGGTGAAAGTTTTTGGGATGAAACAACTAGTGCAAAAAACTTTATAGCTGAGTTGGGTGCTATTGACAGCCCTAATATCACTATACGCATTAACTCAATTGGTGGATCTGTTATTGATGGTATAGCAATCTACAACGCAATTAAACGCCACCCATCTGAAATTACAACAGTAAACGATGGTGTTGCCGCAAGTATTGCCAGTGTGATTTTGATGGCAGGTGACAAAGTTCAGATGGCAGACAACGCGCAAGTAATGATACATGCGCCAATGACATATGCAGGTGGTAACGAGCAAGATTTTGAGCAAGCAATAGAAATGCTTGCATCATTCCGTGAGTCTATGGCTATTGCCTATGCTGACAAAACTGGCAAAGACAAGCAGGTTTATATGGATTTGATGGCTGATGGTAAAGACCATTGGTATTCAGCAGAACAGGCGCTTTCTGAGAATTTCATTGATGAAATTACTGGTGGATTAGCAATAGCAGCTAGTTTAGACATTGGAGCCATACAGGCGCAATTAAAAGATTTTTATGCAGTAAAACAACCCGTGGCAGCCGCCACAACAACTAAGGAGACTCACATGCCTCAAGCAACACCAGTGGCGGCAGAAACACCAAACGCCACAGTTAGAACAGAAGATCAGATTCGTGCAGAAGCAGTTGCTCAAGAATCTGAGCGCCGTAATTCAATTGGACAAGCATTTGCTAAGTTCACAACTACGCCTGGTGTGGCTGAGTTGATGGCAGCTTGCCAGAATGATATTGCTTGCACTGTGCAAATTGCAAATGACCGTTTGCTTGCAAAGTTGGGTGAGAACGCTTCACCAGTTGCAGGTACGCATATTGTAACAATTGCAGATGAGCGTGATAAAGCGCGTGCTGGTATTACCCAGGCTGTGCTTGCCCGTGCAGGCTTAGCTAAGGCTGAAGGTAATAACCAATTCCGTGGCTACACTTTGTATGAGATGGCGCGCGCGTCTTTAGAACAATCTGGCTTTAAAACCAGCGGTCTAGGCAAAATGGATTTAGTGGCTGCAGCATTTACACATAGCACCTCTGACTTTGCTAGCTTATTAGCAAACATTGCTAATAAATCGATGATGAAGGGTTATGAAGAGGCTGACGAGACATTTCAGCTATGGACCAGTGTTGGTAATTTGCCAGACTTTAAATCGACAAAACGTGTTGATCTAAATGCTTTCCCATCTTTAGATAAAGTGGTTGAAGGTGCTGAGTACAAGTACGCCACTGTTAGTGATCGTGGTGAAACTGTCCAGTTGGCTACTTACGGTAAGTTGTTCAGCATCACCCGTCAAGCAATCATCAATGATGATTTAGACTCCTTCACTAAAATTCCACAACGTATGGGCCGTGCTGCTATTCGCACAGTGGGTGACTTGGTTTATGCCGTGCTTACTGGTTCTCACAATATGTATGACGGCAAAACATTGTTCCATGCTGACCACGCAAATATTGCCACGGCAGCTGCTTTAAGCACTGCTGCTGTAGATGCATTACGCGTAAAAATGGCACTGCAAAAAGATGGCAACGCAACCTTAAACATTCGCCTGGCTAATTTGATTGTTCCGGTTGCCCTTGAAGGTTTGGCTAAAACAGTCCGTGACTCAGAGTTTGAAATTTCTGCAACACGTGATGCAACCACACCAAATAGCGTGCGTGGCACTTTTGAAGTGATCAGTGATGCGCGTTTAGATGCTGCAAGCTCAACTGCTTACTACGGTACTGCGAATTCTTCTGTAACAGACACTGTAGAAGTTCAATACCTTGATGGTAATAAGGCACCAACACTAGAGCAACAAAATGGCTGGAGTGTTGATGGCGTTGATTTAAAAGTGCGTATGGATGCAGGTGTTAAAGCCATTTCATGGAAAGCCCTTGCTAAAAACGCAGGCGCTTAATCAGAAGTTTAGTTAAACAAGCCTGCTAATAAGTGGGCTTGTTTAAAACAGAAAATTTTAGGAGAACGATATGACAACAAAAGCAATTCAAGCGGGAAATGTAATTGACTATACCGCTACTGCAAATATCGCCAGTGGTGATGTTGTAAAAATTGGCCAGATTCTAGGTGTTGCATTAACTGATATTGCGAATGGTGCAACAGGTGCTGTGCAGATTACTGGTGTTTTTGAAGTGCCAAAAGTGTCAGCAGCAGTATTTGCGCAAGGTGAGTCTTTAACTTGGGATGTGTCAGCAGGTAAGTTTGATGATAACGCTGCTACACCAGCTAGTGGTGATATTACTGGTGCTGCTGCGGTTGCATTTAAAGCAGGTGCAAATGCTGAAACTGTTGCATGGGTTAAATTCACTGGCGTGCCTGGCACGTTAACAGCTTAATGTTTGACCTAATAGAAAGCAGAATTAATGCAGCAGCAAAAGCTAAGTTTGCTAATGCTGTTGCGTTAATAGGTGTGCTTTCTATTGATGGTGTATTTGATGATGAGTATGCGGTTTCTCTCGATTTGGTAGAAGGCAGCATTCCTGTTTTTACATGCTTTACCTCAGAGGTTCAAGGTGTAGCAAGAGGTGCTGATATTGATATTACTTATCACGGAATAACTACTAGCTACATCATCGGTTCATTTAGGC